CCGCCTAAAAGACTCATAGCACCACTACTCTCATTAATAACAACTAGAGTATTTCTATTTTGACCATTTTCATCTAGACCATTAAGAAGGTCTGATAGTAAATCAAAGTCACAAGGAAAACTAAAAGCAATGGCATAATCACCTCTACCCGTTGGAAAACTTTGTGATCTAGAAATATTACTATTATAATCCTGTAAAGCATTAACACCTGCTTCATATGCTCTATATGTTTTAGAAATAGGTTGTGAACATAAAGATTTTAAAGATTTGAAATGGTGTCGTCCAGGGCCGGCATAACTATTATAAGTCATATAGTGAAGAAAAGATGGATCATTAACATCTACCGCCACATTAGCCTGTTGTGCTACTATTTGAAACGGATGAATGTTTTCGGCAATATAAGGTCTTCCGGGTTGGCATGATTGAATACCACTTAAATCTTGAGCACCACAGCAATTACCTAATACATACTTAACAACCTGGTCCGGCGTTGAACATTTCCAAGACTTACTAACAAGAGACTTGGCGTCCTCTAATAGTGTTTGATCACAGGCATGAACCGTAAACTCTTCTGTTGGTGACTGATTAATCGGCATATTAGAACGATTATCAAGTCTATAAATCTTTTGAACATAAGCAGCACTACGGCCGGCCTCATTACCTAAACTAATGCTAAGTTCTTTATTTTTATAATCATCAAAGTTTTTTCGTGATTTAGAATGAGAGAATGATTGTAATGTTATTGATGTTTGTAGCCCAGGTGTTAATAAACTTTCACCAAATATAATCTCTTTGATTGTAATATCATCAAAAGTGACACCGCCAATTTCAACTTCCGCATTAACCTTATTCTTATCAGAATTAGACTGGGCCCGATCATCAATACTCATATAGCCAACCTTCTAAGGAAACTAACCGAATTAAGTGAAGTATCACCTTCATAAGATATAACTTTGAATTGTCTCATTATAAAACTATAATAATCTTTTCTGATAACCTTAATGGTTCTCTTAGATTCATTTATCTGATTTTCATAATCATAATTAGATATGGCAAGTTTTAAAACCTCTTCCGTTACAATGCTATTACCGAAAGAGATAACTCTCTCAAAACCAGCTTCAGGAAGAGAACCTTCTTTCCATTCATATTCAATACCGCTATCGGCAGTAACCAAATCGGTATCGGCCTTTAATACTGTATTATCAGCATACTTAGCATAACCATCATATGGTTGATAATAGTTATATGGAACATTAAGCCTTCCATCGACGATCTTTTCTTCATCAATTATAAATCTTGATTCGGAAATAACATCGCTATTGGTATTTGTTCTTGTGACTACCTTTTCATAATGGTGATTATTTAATTTGGCATTTTCAATTGAACCATACTTGCCTATGATATAGTTATTAAACTGATTATAATCTAGTGGCCAGTCCCATTGAGGATCCATAATATTATTGGCATAGATAATCATCCAACCAGCACCAACATCATCATAGAACTTATCAGCAAGAATCTCTGGTGTCTCACCATCAGCAATCTCATAGACATAATAAGATGATATTTGCTGTAAAGTATCTTTAATCATACCAATACGAAAGAAAATATCCGTAGCAGTAACATTAATTGGATATTTTCCATAGTTCACATCATACTGGATCTTTGGAAAGAAATCAAAGAAAGGAGAATTGGTTCTAGTAGCCATTTATTTACCTTTTAAAAACCCATTCTTCCACCGGAAGTTGGATTGCTTTGTCATATTCATCAGGAAATATCTCAATAAAATGTGATCTAACCTGGTTAAACAAATATCTTTTAACACATGGACGAGAAAGAGAGTTTAAACTCCTTGTAGAAGAAATCAACTGATATGATAGTTTCAGTTTGGTTCTTTCATCCATATATTTGTTGTTCTTATATTCTAATAATCTAGTGGTCAATGCCTGTCTAGAATCTTGATCTAGATAATGTAGGTTTAAACCTAAAAACCCGTCGTTATATCTTTCAATTGGAAAGCACATAGGAAACTTATCATATTTGGCAAGTTTGGCCTTTGTCTTTGGATCATACTTAAAGAAATACATCTTACCTACTATGGTAGTATCTCTACCACGCTGGTCATTGGATATCATCACCTTACGAGCCTGCGCTGAGGAAGATGTTGATGCCTTTTCAATTAACCACTTTTGTAGGTCTACGGATGTATATTTTTGTGCCATATCGGTATTTATATCACTTTTTGTTGAATAGATCCGCTTCGGTGATTACTTTAAACTCCCATCCTTTTTTACAGCAATATTCTTCGGCAGCCTTCCATTTCGCTTGATTAACTCCGTAAGTCATAACCTCGGTAATATACCTTTTAGTGTTCCTTTTAGGTTTTTTAGGTTCTTGGGTCTGAGCCTTTGGTTTGACCTCAAGTAACATAATCTTCGTCTCTCCGTCTCTCCCAACCGCCTCCACATAAAAGTCCGTGAAGTATCGGTGTGGTTTATTATCTATTGGTGATATATACGGAATAACAACCTCTTCCGATCCCCAACGGATAATATTAAGGTTATTATCTAAGGACTGCATCACTCGGAGTTCCCATCCGGACCTATAGATAATATTAGTAGGATCACCGATATATTTCTTTGGATTCTTAGGTTTAAAAAATCCTTGTTTAAAGTTTGGCGCCATTATATACCTCTGCTAAATAGTATGTAGCCTCTTTGGAGTAGGATATGGCAGATCGTTTAACATTTCCGGAATATTTACAAGACGACCAAAACTCAAATTGGATGCATATCCGGGCATTTAAATCTGGTGAAACAAATCCAGATGTCACTGTAACATTATTCGTTCCTGGTGGACCAGAAAACGGTTCTTTATCCTGGAAAACTGTTAATGACTACACAGACCCTTCATTGACTAAGGTTACTGCTAACTTTCTTGGCGTAGGTCCAGCAGCGGCAGGTCTCAATTCTGTAGGCCAAATGTTAGGCGGCACAATCAATCCAAAAGTAGAAGTTCTTTATAGAACAACTCAGTTAAGACAATTTCAATTTAACTTCATGTTCGCTCCAACATCTCTTGGCGAATCAGAGGCCGTAGAAGAAATAGTTAAAAAGTTAAGATATCACGCGGCACCAGATTTGATAGGTGGTAATGATCCTGATGCTTCTTATATTGGACTAAGTAATCAAGCATCCTATCTTTCCTCTGGAGGTCTTATGAGATCGCCTTCGGAATTTAAAATAGACTTTTATCATAAAGGTCAAGAGAATAAGCACTTGCCGAAAATAGGTAGAAGTATAATTGAACGCATTGATGTTGATTACACACCACAAGGACAATTTTCCACATTCTCTAATGGATATCCCGTTTCTTCTATGCTAACTGTAGTATTCAAAGAAATGAGATTTATCAGTAAACAAAACATTCTAGACGGATTCTAATAAATGGCAACTCAACCACCAGTAAATCAAGGAAACTCTCCATCTAATCTAAGATTAACTAATTTTCTTAGTTCTTTGGATATGGGAAACCAAGTTGCTAAGGCTTGTCGTTTTGCCGTTCAGATTATTCCAACATCTTCTGTTAATAGTCGTTTACCTGATAATGATCTAATGTATATGTGTGATGCTGCTGAATTACCTGGCCGTGGATTTGATGTAACCGAGGTTCGTTATTATGGTCCATCACAGGCCTTTCCAAACAACACACAATACAATACTGCCAACTTTTCTTTTATCTGCCGTCAGAAAAGCAAAGAAAGATATTTCTTTGATCAGTGGATGGATGTTATAAATCCTGTTAGCAATTTTAATTTTGAATATGCCAATAACTATTTTTCAGAGATTAAGATATATCAGTTTGCGGAATATAGTTCAAGAGATCAACAACAAAATCCTAATAAAGGTCCTCTACCTCAAAACAATTCTGCTCCAGATATTGTCTATGGATGGACTCTAAGAAAGGCCTGGCCTATTCTAGTTCAACCACAACAGGTCACATGGAATGATCAAGATATTTTAAGATTACAAGTCACTTTTACTTACAAGTATTGGGATAGATTAGACTTTATGAATACACAATAATATGGAGATTAGATAATGTTACCTAAGATTGATGTGCCGATTTATGAATTGACTATACCTTCAAATAAGAAAGTTATTAAGGTTAGACCATTCTCGGTGAAAGAAGAAAAGTTATTGATGATCGCATTAGAGTCAAAAGAACCTGATGAAATCATTAACACAATGAAACAGGTTGTTAATAATTGTATCTTAGATGGTGATGCTGATATTAATAAATTACCATTCTTTGATGTTGATTATATGTTTATCTTTCTAAGGGCCAAATCCGTTGGAGACCATGTAGAGGTAAGTCTAACTTGTAATAATGAAA